TCTTAACGAGTTGGAGTTAATATGACCGATCTAACACCTGAGGATTTGGCTTTTCTTAAAAAGATTGGTCAAATCGAATCCACCCCAAAGGCAGCAGCCAAGAAAGACGAGGAATAAATAATGTCAATTTTTCTAAACAACACAGTTGGTTTAAAAATCAACTCAGTTGATTTATCAGATCACGTTACAGCGTTTTCATTAAACCGCCAAGCAGATCAACTAGAAGTAACTGCAATGGGAGACACAGCCCACAAGTTCGTAACTGGACTTTCAGCTGACACCATTACAGTAACTTTTCTAAATGATGATGCAGCATCTGGCGCAGGTTCAGTAAGAGCAACACTACAAGCTGCATACGGCACAACCGTGGAATTTAAGGCAGTTCAAGTAAAGGGTGCAACAACAACAATTTCATCAACAAACCCTCTTTACACAGGCACGATTCTTATTGACAACTTAAATGACATTAACGGTGCAGTCGGAGACGAAGCAACATTCGACATCACTTTTACATGCAATAGCAAGACAGTAGTAGCAACAACAGGCACATACTAAACAACTAAAAGAAAAGGGCTAAAATGGCAAAGTTAAGAATAGTAAGGGTGGATGGTAGCGATACCACTCACCAAATCACACCAGCAATAGAGTTCGCATTTGAAGCATATGCAAAGAAAGGCTTACACAAAGCCTTCCGCGAGGATGAAAAACAGACTGACGTATATTGGTTAGCCTGGGAATGTATCCGCAGATCGGGAGAAACTGTTAAGCCTTTTGGCGCAGATTTTTTAGATACGCTCGTGCGTGTGGAAGTTCTTGATGATGACCCTTTGGACTAACTAGGGATACCCTTCACTACCTCATCGCAAGAATGAGCCTAGAGACAGGTATCCCTGCACAATCCTTTATAGATATGGATGTGCGAATGTTTAAAACTTATTTAATGGCTATGAAAGACAGGGCAAAGGAGATGAATAATGCCAACGGAAGTAAGAGGCGTTAAGCAACTCCGTTACGCACTACGCAACTTTGAACCTGATTTAGCCAAAGAAACACAAAAGGAAATGGCAGGCGTGTTAAAGCCGCTTGTTCAACATGCTCGTAATTTAGTTCCAGCCGTAAGTCCGTTATCCGGATGGCGGCCTAGAGCCATGAGTGAAGCAAGATTCCCAACATGGGATTCTAAGATTGCTAAACGTGGCATTACCTTTAGAACTACACCATCTAAGCCAAACAGACGTGGTTTTTCATACGCAGCTTCTATCCATAACAAATCTGCTATTGGTGCAATCTATGAAACCGCAGGGCGTAGACCCAGCGGCACAAGCAAGCGCAGCAGACCAAACTTTGCGCAGTCTCTTGGGCGCATGGAAGGCAGCGGCAGATTGCAAGGTCGTGCAATGTTTGCTGCATGGAATAGAGATCAAGGCAAAGCCAATGCAGCAGTTATCAATGCGTTGCAAAAAGCAGCCGCTATATTTAAGAGTAGGAAAGGTGCTTAGTCATGGCCACAGTTGATTTAGTCGTAGGAATTGCAGCCGAATACAAAGGCGCACCAGCGTTCAAAAAGGCATTAACCGACACTGAGAAGTTACAAGCAAGCGTTAAATCACTTGCCAAAGGTTATGTTGGATTGCTTGGCGCACAAAAAGCTTTGCGTTATGGGATGCAATCCATTAAAGCGTTTGCTCAAGATGATTTAGCCGCACAGAAACTAGCAAAAACTGTTGGCAATTTAGGCTTAGCCTATGAGGCAACTAACGTAGAAAAATTTATACAAGGATTAGAAAAAACATTCCACATAGCAGATGACGTATTGCGCCCTGCTTTTTCTAGACTGATACAAGTAACTGGCTCGTATACTAAATCAAAAGAATTATTGACAACCGCCCTTAACGCATCGGCTGGTGCAGGAGTTGATCTAGGCACAACAGTTCAGGATTTAGCACAGGCATATGTTGGCAACTTAAGAGGGCTGAGAAAATATAACTTAGGACTTACTCAAGCTGAACTAGCCACTATGTCGTTCCAAGAAATACAAGACAAGTTAAACACTACCTTTACCGGACAAGCAGCGTTGGCTGCTGATAGTTACGCCTTCAAATTAGAAGCCCTTGCTATTGCGTCAAACAATGCCAAAGAAATTATTGGTCAAGGTTTAGTTGACGCTATTGAGAATGCTTTTGGCAATGGCGATATTGCAACAGCCACAACCAATATAGAAAAAATGGCTCAAGCAGTATCAGACACAATTGCCGGACTTGGCACTATGGCTGGTTTTATTGGGAAAATTGTTAAATTTACAGACAAATTTACTGTTGGCAATTTCTTACAAAACAGGCAACCAAATACACCATATGACCCACGATCAGGCAATATGCCAGACATGAGTCCAGAAGGCACAAAGATTGTCATGGAACGCCGTAGACGCGATGCTGAGTCTGCTAAACGTCAAAAAGAATTGGCTGCGTTAGCAAGCAAGCAGACTAAGGCACTTAAAGAACAGACTGCCTTGACTAAAGCCAAAATGGTTTTAGACAAGACAAGCGCAGTCTTTAACCTAGATTTAATCCAAAACACAGCAGCCTTGCAAGGCAAGATTACTGAGGATGAAACCCTTAGACTCAAACTGCAACGCGAAATACTTTTAGGCAATGCAGACGCAGCAGGCAAATTAGCGCAAGAGTTATTATCAGTTCAAATAGCGGCAATGATGGCTGGGAGCGTTGATCCGTTTGGCAACTATTCTAAGTCTGCAATAGAAGCAATGAAGTCATTACTAGACCTACGCAATGCTTTAGGCAGCCTAGGCGCACCACAGGTAATTAGCGGTGCTGAATTGCTAGCGCAAGATTATGCAGCTGCTTTAGCAGATGCCAACGACCCACAATTTAACTTTACTCCTGACGGCTCAGCAGGTGGTTATGTGGATGATATTTTTAGAAGAAATCCAAACACAGGCGCACCAATGAACGTGGTTGTTTCTATTGACCCTAGTGCAGCGCAATATGGCATATCCGCAGCAGTTGTAAACAATGCGTCAAACGGCAACTCTAATGATTTCCGTAGGACTGGCACAGGCTTCTAGTGTCCTATCCGGTAACTGTTGGCGTCCAGTTTGACTTCTCTAACGGACCAGTATTCGGTATTGCCTTTACGATTGGTGATCCTGATAACGGCATCTTAGGTGTTAACGTATTGGCAGACTCAGCATCCGATGTTGTGGACATATCCTCACAAGTGGGCAAGATAAGCATTAGACGCGGCTACAACCTTTTGCAAGACCAGTTCCAGGCAGGCACAGCAAGCATAAGAGTTTATGATCCTAATGGCGATTGGAATCCACAAAACCCTGCATCTCCTTATTATGGCAAGTTAGTTCCCTTGCGCAAGATGCGTGTATCTGGTGACGGCATATACCTATTCTCAGGTTACACAACAGCCTATAACTACACTTACCCTAAAGACCAAGATATTGGCTTTGTAGATATTGAGTGCAGCGATGCTTTTCGCTTGTTTAACATGGCCAACATAACTACGGTTACAGGCAGTTCAGCAGGACAGACAACAGGCGCACGCATAGATGACATTCTCGACACAGTATCTTGGCCTGCCTCAATGCGAGATATAAATACTGGAGACTCGACAGTTCAGGCAGACCCTGCCACAGCTCGCACTTCTCTTAATGCGATTAAGAATGTTGAGTTTTCAGAGCAGGGCGCGTTCTATGTGAGCCCTGGCGGCAACGCAGTATTTGATGAGCGCAGTTTTATTATTTCTAAGTCTGGCCAGAACCCTACAACTTTTGCCAATGACGGCTCAGGCATAGGCTACAAGAACATAGTCTTTGCCTTTGATGACAAGTTAATTATTAACCAGGCTTCTATTACACGCACAGGCGGCACAGCCCAGACTGCTAGCAATGCTGAGTCAATAGCTAAATATTTCCCACACTCAGTTAACTATTCTGATCTAGTAATTCAGACAGACGCGGAAGCCTTAAACATAGCCAAAACCTATGTAGCGACACGCGCAGAAACAACTATCCGTATTGACGCCCTTACTCTTGATCTAAACACTCCTTCCTACACAGCAGGCATTAACGCTGCCTTAAACCTAGATTTCTTTGACACGCTGGCCATAACCAACGTGGCGCAAGATGGCACTATTATTCAAAAGACTTTGCAATGTATGGGCATCCAGCACGAGATAACACCAAACAGTTGGAATACAACTTTTACAACATCAGAACCAATAGTTGATGGCTTCATCATAGGCAGTTCTTTATACGGTATAATCGGCACGTCAGTAATGACATATTAAGGGGTAATAAATGGCAACAGGATTTCCAGCAAGCACCGGAGATGTTCTCTCAGCTGCAATGTTTAACGGCCTTGTAACGTTTGACGTTGAAGCCGACAAAACAGATGACTACACACTCGTTCTAAACGACAGTTACCAAAATTTGATCTCAATGAACAAGGCCACAGCGGTTGCCCTCAAGATACCTACAAACGCCACAGCAGCAATACCTGTGGGCACAGTCATTACAGTATTAAACAAAGGCGCTGGCTTACTAACAATCAGCGCAGTAACTTCAGGCACAACCACAGTTTTATCTGCTGGCACAGTAGCAGCATCTCCTACTCTTGGACAATACAAGACTGCTGCTTGCATTAAGACTGCAACAGATACTTGGTATGTCGTAGGTGCAATCGCATAATGATTGGCAACGCAATAGCAGCTTTATATTTTGCACCATCAACGGCGTTGTCTATCGACTATTTAGTTGTGGCAGGCGGTGGCGGTGGTGGTTGCATGGTTGGCGGTGGCGGTGGTGGTGGTGGATATAGAAGTTTCACTTCCGAATCTATAACTAAAAGCACAAATTACACTTGTACTATCGGTGCTGGTGGTGCTGGATCAACTGTTAGAGCAAATCCTGGAACAAATGGTTCAAACTCAGTTTTTAGTTCAACAACTTCCGCTGGTGGCGGTGGTGGTGGTTCTCTAGATTCTGCAACTGCAATTGTGGCAGCAGGTTCTGGCGGTTCTGGCGGTGGCGGAACAGGTGCATTAACAACTGCCGCAGGTGGTGCTGGTAATACTCCATCAACTTCTCCAGTTCAAGGTTTCAATGGTGGTGATGGACAAGCAGGCGCACCATATCGCGGCGGCGGTGGTGGTGGTGCTAGTGCAGTTGGAGTTACAGGCCCTTCAGGTGGAACAGGTGGTGCAGGAACTGCATCATCTATAACAGGATCATCAGTAACTAGAGCAGGCGGTGGCGGTGGCGCACCAACTAATACTGGTTCTTCTGGTGGTGCTGGTGGTGCTGGTGGTGGCGGTGCTGGTGGTAATTCTGCTCAAGCTGGCACAAATGGGACAGTAAATACTGGCGGTGGCGGCGGTGGTGGTTCAAACAATGATCCAGTTCCACTCGCAGGTGGTGCTGGTGGTTCAGGTGTTGTCATATTCCGTTATTCAAATGGATTCACAATAACAATCGGTGCTGGTTTAACTGGATCAACAGCAACAGATGGTTCTTTTAAGGTAACAACCATAACTGCTGGCACAGGAAATGTGAGCTGGGCATAATGGCACATTACGCATTTTTAGATGACAATAATGTTGTAACTCAAGTAATTGTTGGCATAGACGAAACAGAACTAATTGAAGGTTTAGATACAGAAATTTGGTATGCAAACTTTCGAGGCCAAGTATGCAAGCGGACTTCATATAACGGCAAGATTCGCAAGAATTATGCTGGTATCGGATACTCCTATGACCAAACCCGTGATGCTTTTATTCCACCAAAGCCAGATAACGCAACTGCTTTAGATGAAGAAACTTGCCAATGGATTGTGCCAGATGAAGCCGCGCCTAAGTAAAAGCGTTATTCAGCTGCGAGAGCAAATAGATGACACCTATCCGAACCGCGACCGTAGAACTGACGGCACTATCGGAGATGCTAAGCATGACAGTAAATCAGATCATACGCCTGATGCTGCTGGCTGGGTTCGTGCCATTGATATTGACGCAGACCTCACAGACCACAAATCTGAAAGTATCTACCTGGCAAATCAGATTCGTGCATATGCAAAGTCTGACCCTGCTCAACGAATTTCTTATGTCATCCACAATAAGAAGATTGCTAGCCGAATCCTTAATTGGAAATGGCGTGCATACAAAGGAATTAACCCACACACCAGCCATATCCATATCTCATTCAATAAGGGCAAGGCTGACTATAATGAAACTTTTTTTGAAATACCTATGCTAGGGGGAACAAAATGAAACATCCACTATTCCTAATGTCGGGTGCGTTCTTGGCTGCGTGGGCAGCAAGTAACTTTGCACTTGATTACCGCGCAGTCCTTTGGGCTGTTCTTGCCGGTGTCTTTGGATATGCGACTCCTAAAAAATGACAATCTTTAGCGCGAACTACACAGTAACAACCACAGCTTCTATTGTAGTTCCAATAGATAATGCAGCTGAGGAAGTTCACTTTCACTCATCATCAGGCACGTTGTATTTAGGCGGTGCTGATCTAACTGTTGCCAACGGTTACCGTATGGACAATAACGATAAGGTTGTTATTCAAAATCACGGCAATGCAATTTATGCAATTACATCATCAGGCACATCTAACCTGTCAACGTTAGTTATTCAAAAATGACACAGACAGACTTCTTTAGCCTTTATATTGCCACACTTGCAGTAATTGGTGGACTATCTGGCTACGTCATTACTCATTTACTGGGCGAAATTAAACGCCTAAACTCGCGTGTTGATGAGATTTACAACATACTCTTAGAGCGATAATTTTCCTATGGCCAGAAGAAAAGTCATTGACGTTACAGACTATTCAGCTCTTGACCAATACTGCATTGGCCTAAATGAGTATTACAAATCATTACGTCGCAGCGGTTTTAGCGTAGATCATGCACTTTATTTAATAACTGCGCCACAGACTTACCCTGCAACTATCTTGCCCACGCCCAATTGGTTACCGGATCAGCCTGGTTACTACGAGGATGACGAGGACTAACCTTGATTAAACAAAGGCTCTTAGTCGTGTCAGACTTGCAAGTGCCTTACCATTCGGAATCAGCCGTTGCTGCTTTAAAATTGCTGGTCAAGCGCGAGAAGTTTGATAGAGTCTTAGTGGTAGGCGATGAACTAGATATGCAGGCCCAATCGAAATGGGCAAAATCTACACATTTAGAATTTGAAGGTCAGTTAGATCAAGACCGAAAGACTTGCCAAAATATCCTTTGGGAACTTGGCCCTGTCTGGGGCATACCAATGGATGTTACCCGATCTAATCACACAGACCGCTTGTATCACACCCTGCTTCGTGGCGCACCATCTTTAATAGGTTTGCCTGAATTAGAGTATGACAAGTTTATGGACTTTGCTTCAATGGGTATTAAATTTCACAAGAAACCTCTAGAGTTTTTAAAAAACTATTATTTAGTGCATGGCGATGAAGGTTCAATGAATTCTAATCCAGGGGGAACTGCTTTGGGCTTAGCCCGCAAATTTGGGGCAAGTGTTTTGTGTGGGCATACGCACAGGCTGGGTCTACAAGCATACTCATCGGGCTTAAAAGGGCAATATGAGACCATTTGGGGCTTTGAGGTAGGGAATCTCATGGAAAAAAAGAAAGCGTCTTATCTTAAGGCAGGGGCGGCTAATTGGCAGATGGGCTTTGGCATCATAGAAGTGCATGGGAAAGCCGTAACAAACATTCCAGTGCCAGTTAATCCAGATGGCAGTTTTACAATCTACGGCAAAATGTATGGCTGAGAGCCTTTGCGGCGAGGAATGGCTTGGTTTTGAGGATGATTTCGTTATCAAATTGTTATCAAAAAAAGCCACAATGAGGTTGAAATAGGCTCATAGATAGTTCACACTTAACTTAATCCACAAGATATGTGGACAAGTTAGGGGCTACAAATGAACGTTACTTACTGGGAGTTAGCTGCTTTACTGGCGATGACTCCAATACTGATCTATGTTGCATATTGGCGTGGCTGGAGTAATGGCAAGCGCGAAGGTTATATGTCTGGCCGCGCTGTTAGCCGTCATCCGGTAAACAATGATCGCTAAAGAAATACTACAAAGTGCCACAGATGTTATCTGCGACAGAGGCGCAATCTATGGCCATCCGAAAATCAATCAAACAAGAATTGCCATGCGGTTGCAACAGCTTCTCGACACGCCAGTTGCAGACTACCAAGCATGTTTGGCACTTGTTGAGGTTAAACTCGCACGAATCCAGGAAAGTCCTCACTATATCGAC